CTGATGTCGAGGATCAAGTTGTAGGGATCTAAGTCCTTGATGAAGTTTCCCTCGTACAGCTCATCTTGCTTAGTGCCCTGAGTGATGTTGCTCAGTTCTGGCGTGCCAATGCTGAAGATCTTCCGCTTCTCCCACACGACTTCAACAGCGCCGAGATCATGCTTGAGTCCGTTTCTCATGGTCTTCATGAGTTCTGATGGCCAGCCACCGATGATGCTGTTATCAGTGATGAGTGCGTCAAACTGCTTGAGAGCTTCCTGGTGCGCTGGCGGTGCGACAGTTGCGAAGATCGGGTAACCAGTAAGAAAGACATCAGTAAGATAGGCGAGTGCGCTCTCGACTTGCGGCATCACTACTGGCACAGTGACGTTCTGTATCTTACTCATGTCTCCTGTCTGATTGGCACTCTTGGCCCTGTCATTGTCCTTGCTCCAATCCTGCTCACGGTAATACGCACGATCTCGCTGCTCGAGCTGGTTACGGATGCTGTAGCTGCTGGCGTACAGTGACTGCCAGTTGGAGAGATACCTGACAACAGCATCTTGTGACTCGGTGCTGATGGTCATTGGAGTGTTAGGAGAAGCCATGAGGGATCCTTGTTGGTGGCTGTTACCAGCTTAGAAGTCAATCTTCAAATCTTCTGCGAAGCTTGCTGTTTCAAAGTCCTCGCTGATAGATTCGTCCGTCACATCCAACAGAAGTTCTGTCGGGTAGAGATTTAGCACTTTCGGTGCGTAAGCTAGAACGTCAAGAATGTCGTCCTTGTTGCTCGTCTTCAGTGGATTCCACTGGGTGATCTGGTAGATGGCAGCAGACCGAGTGTCGCGATGGAGAAGTAGCTTCCCTGCTAGCATCAACTTAAGAGCATCACGGATCCTGGCATTCTTCATCATGCCTTCTGGAGAAACTGTCCTGACCTGGATGCCTTTCACTTCTATCTGTGCGAACACCACGTTGAACCAATAGACTAGAGTTTCTTGGTATCCTACCGCTTCACAAACTATCAATCTCATCCCGTACTTGATAGCAAGGAACGTAGCAACTTGAATGGTTTTCCCTGGATCGAACTTTCCGATATTGAGCTCTCGCAGAACTGGTAGCCCATCGAAATACAGGACTGCGCCGATAGCAACGTCGTCGCTCTTCTTCTTACCCAACGATGGATCGATAATGACGCAGCCTCCCTGTGCCGATCCAACATCAAGGTGTGGGGGACAATCTGGTATCTTCGATACGTCGATTCCCGAAACTGTTCCAGCCTCCTCATCATTCATTACCTCCGAAAAGAAAACTTCTGGATGTCCCTGTTCCGTGTCTACTGCTAGTTCCTCGAGCAGATCATCAATATCTCGGTGCTCTGGCCAGATGCTCTTACCATCAGCAGTGATCGCACCAGTTATCAAGCTTAACCACTCCCTGCTATGCTTGAGTTTTCTCAGGATGCAACCCTCGTAGGGATACATGTTTCCAACAAAGATGAAAGTGCAGTTCCTGGGATGACAGGCTTTCATGAGAGTACCAAGCATCCATACCATCAGGGCTTGTGCCATCTCCTGGTTCTGCGAGTCCTCTTTCTTCTGGATATCATCCATGACTATCAAGTCTGGACGAATGTATTTGATGTTGAAGCCTCTGGGACTTCCTCCCTGGCCAATGCCACCGATGATGATGTTCCTGCCACGGAAACTGAAAACCTTGAGAGTCCCACTATCTTTGGTTTGCGCCAGCCTCCAATCACCAAACAGCAGTCTGATATTCGGGTGATCCAACATATCACAGACGTCAGCGATGAAGTTAATCACGTGAGGTTCTGTGGCACAAACTATCAGGATGAACTTCTTATCTGTGAAGAGGACCGCCCAAACTACGTACAACTTCAACATGATAGTCTTACTGAAACCTCGAGGTATTCCCAGTGCGAATCGGAACTTCCCTTTTGTCAGCAGCGCGGAATTGCAGATCAACTCCCACATCGCCTTGAGTATCGGTGGATATCCATACTCGTAGAGTTCTGTCAGTATGAAGGCAGCGAAGAAGTCGAGACTACTCTTGCAGGCGGCGATGGTTTCGCTCCTATCGGCGGCCACATCTACAGTAGCGTCCTCGCCAACAGTTGCTTCCTCGAGTAAGGTACTCACAGCAGCTCCATAAGAGATTTCTTCAATACTGTAGCTGCTGCTAGAGATTCACACTTGTGACTTTCCAGTACAGTCCAGTATTCACCGCCGCTGTTCTTCCACCTCGTACCAGGGACACGAAAATGATTGTTAGTACTATATCTAATAGTACCTGCGTCATTTACTTCCTTTGCTACAAAGCGAAGTGCCATCGTAATACGGAGCTTGCCGTACTTCTCTCTAGATGACAACTTGCACTCCACCGATCACCGTAGTGATATCCGCTAGTACTGCTTGTGCTCTGGTTTCATCTCGCACCTGCGCCCTGCTCTTGACATCCACTACATGTGGTAGTTCCAACTTCTTTGGCCCTTCCGACAACTTGCTCGCCATCGCTGGTAGTGCCTTGCTGGGCAGTGGAGCTGTGGTAGTTCCATTCACTTCAATAATCTGGTTGTCACTGTTGATTTGGATCATGGTCTTCGCAGCTTTCGGCAGTACGAAAACTACGGTGTCAACACCAGCAGCACCGTTGCTAGTCTGTCCTGCTTCACTCTTTTTCCTAGCACCGTTCAGAACTGAGAAAGCTTGAACTGCCTCCCTCAACGGTACCAGTGGGCTCTTGAGTTTCCTGACAATCTGCTGGAGTGCTAGTTGTTCACCATTCTCAATAGTCTCGTCTATCTCAATATGCTTTTCCAACCGGTCGCCTTTCTTGGCGGCGATAGCTTCTCGTACTTCCTCGAGCTCCATCAGTTGGGAAACATATCCATCGGAAACTCCTGCTGCTTGTGCCGCCGCACTCTGCGACACTCCTGCTGCTAAGTATCCGATGATCTTGTCGCGGGTGCTGCTGCTCATGATGCTGTTACTCCTGTTCCCGGTTGGGACTCCTGGAAAGTTGCGGGGCGATGGATAAGCTCTTGTTCTTATTATACCACCTACACTACTCTCACTTCCTTTCCTGCTTCGCTTGCTCTGAACAACCGATCCTTCAACAAGTATCCCTCCAGCTGCCAGATCTTCTCCCGTGCATCCTCGAACGCTAGTTGCTTTCCTATTTCCTCCCTGAAGTTCTCTGGACTTGCGCAGGCACTTGTTCCCACTACCATGAAACCATTCTCCAACACCAGCACGCAGATCGTCAACAGTTGCAGTGGGCTGTCTTTTGGAATTTCCATTCCACGCGTGCGTTCGTCACTTGCAGCTTCACCATTCCAGCCTTGTGCTGCTGTGAAACAAGTCACCGCTTTGATCTTTCTATCAACACTCCTACTTGTCACTCTCTCCGCACTACATCCCGCTGCTGCCAACATCTGTTCCAGTTCAACTTCCGTGGTCATCTCAGTTTCTCCAACCGACCGTAGAATATCCTACACTACTAGTATCTCTTGCTCCCCCTGCTACTTTCAACCTGGTAATCTCTGTGAGAGCTGCTAGTGCTGAAGTAGACAAGCTTTCTCACTTCCTGGCAGTTGCTGCTGCGGGAGTATACAGGTCTAAAAATTTTAGTAAATTGGGGGAGGTGTCAATAGGAAATAGAACACAAGACCGCCAAAAAGGCCTCCCACCCCGTCAAGTATTAGAAGTGATTCTCATTTGGAGTTAGTACTAACGTTGAATGGAAGTGCAAGTAAGAATGATTCGCATTACAGGGAGTGATGATAAGAGAGGCCGGTTGTTTAGGCCGGCCATCGTGGATGGGAGTTTCTAGCCTAGGTGCTGCAACATCACAGTTACATCGTCAATGCTCGCGTTAAGCGCATCCTCAATAGCAGGGTCATTGCCAGTATCGACATAGTTTTCCAGCAGCATTAGCACTTGCTTAAGCGCACGCTCCATGCTCAGGGATGAGTTAGGAGGAGTTACTAGCAGCACACGCGGCAAGGTAGCACTGGTGGTCATACTGGCACCTTAGAGCATGCTGAGGGGCAGCACGGCCCAAGTGCCAGTAGGCCGCATGGTGATCTGTAAGTAGCAGTGCCATGCGCTTCCACGTGCTGCAATTGCGATAGCTACAGCATGGGAGTAAGTAGGACAGTAGGCTGGGATGGTAGGTTTGGCGATCATGGTTGGGAGTTCCTCTGAGTTGTCACAGTGTGGGTAGTACCGTCCCCGTAGGTGTATGTCACTGTCTTTGAGACTGGCACTTCAGAAGCCCATTGATGATGAGTCAGACAGAAGAATCGTTTGTGTCCATCTTTGTCCAGATACTCTTGTGAACGCTGGCATTGGTCATTGTGCCAAGGGAAGGAATAGAGTTTGCCTGTAGTCATTTAGGAGTTTCCTCATCAGTTTTAATTGAATTAGGAGCGGAGTATTTAATTCCGCCCATTGTTTCTAATTAGATGTCATCGAGACTGACAGTTGCTTCAGCGGCTTTGGCTTTCAGTTGTTTTGCGATTGCATCAAGTCTGCCAATAATGTCTGCGACTAGTGCAGCGGATTCACCATCGAGGTCTTTAGGATCAATGATGGATTGCAGTTTGATTGCTTCTGTTTCCTCTTTAAGACCATGGTTCTTAGCTGCGAGTGCGCCAAACCTGTTAGTCAGCAGGCTGATTACTGCCATTCCCTTAGCGCCGTGCTTCTGGAGCATCGCGGCAGCAGTAGCAGACTTAGCAAACCAGTTAGTCGCTTCATCACGAGTGAATGTGATTGATCCGCGTGATGCTGCGGTTTCATTGCTCCAAGTAAGCAAAGCTGCAATGCTGTAGTCCGCGAGTGGGATTGTCTTTAGTGCTGGGTCAGCTTCGAGAGAATCGCGGAGACGATCGCTTGCGAGTTTCTTCATCGCCTCGCGCAGAATGTCTGTCAGTCCCTGATTACGTTCGCCATTGAGAGTACTGCTGATCTCGCCCCAAGCTGTAGCGGGAAGCACAGCACGACGAATGCGCTCAGCATCAGTGAGCGGCTTTTCCTTTGTACTGCGACGATCGGCGGAGAGTTGAATCTCGCCCACTTTCAGTGTCGGAACTACGGTTTCAATTAGCACGTTGGTTTCATTAAGCACAGTCATTTCAGTCTTTCAGTTCGGTTAGCCAGTTCAGATTTTCCAAACTTACAAACTAACCAAACTCCATTACGCCACAGTTAGAAAGAGTTGTGTGTTGTATTTTGGTGAATCTGTGTTGTTTGTTTGCTACTAATAGCATAGTTACTGCTGATAGTAGTTTTGTGATGTGAGTATTCACTTGCACTGCGAATGAGAATGATTTGTATTCGTATTCAGAGTTAGTACTCACTGACTTCGCACTGCTGTTAGTAGTGATTCTTGTTTGCAGTCGCTCCCGCTCTGCCAGGGATTAGAAGTAGAATAAACAAGTTAGGTTGAATAAACAAATTAGCTCAGTTTCAAAACTGCTGGTCGAGCGCAAATCTCCCATGCGCGTGGCGTGCTGAATAAACAAGTCAACAAATCGAGATAGTTTCTCAGCTCGAATGATTCCTGTGTTACTCTGTAACTCTGTAACGATACGGCCTCCCCCTATTTCCGTGTCTTTCCCACTCACTCTTATTAGTTCCTCCCTTCCCTTACTCCTATCTCTCTCTCACTCTCCCTTACTATCCCCTTCTTTTTTTTAAAGTCTTTTTTTTAAGTGGGGGATATATATATACGTCAATTAAGAAGGGTGAGAAACTACGCTATTTGAGATAAGGAGCATGGGAGTAATGGAGAGAGGGAGAGATAGAGGAACTAACAGGGAGTGATGGTGGAAGGGAGAGAATAAGGGAGTGGGTGTAGTGTTACACAGTTACAGAGTTATAGAGGAATCACAAGGGCTTGGAGAAAGTAAGGTCGGAACGACAGATGGATAAGCGCCAACTCTCTACGCTAACCAGAAAACTAACAACGAACTGACAGTTACGAGAGCTAGACAGATGGATAAATTGCCACGACTTTCTACCAAAATAACTACTAAGCTCTCGCAACTACCAACAATCTTGGCGCCGACTTGGCAAGCAACTGCGAGAGCACAGAAACAGCAGCTGTAATGACTGTGGGAATTGCAATTTATCCATGCTCACTGCGTTCGGTGGTTTTGAAGTTGATATAGTTGTTAGGCCTTTAGGCACTGTCTGGAAACAAGACAACCAACCAGACAGCTACGACAGTAACTAACCACGACTACAAGCAACCAAAGCATCTCTAACTAAGCAATCAATTAGGGGCTTGACAGAGAGGACAGAACATGAGAGTATGTTTGTTCCTGGGCGAAATGCGTCCAGGTTGGTAGTAGTAGTAACAAGTTAATAGGAAGTAACTAGCAAATGAAAGATAGCAACAACATGACAGCAACGCTCGCAGCGAACTCGGCAAGCTATAAAGATACTAACAGACCTGTGACTGGCAGCGGCAGCTTATCCATCGCGGCACCAAAGGGAGAAACTCCAAGACTCTCCATAGTTGCTCTCACAAGATCAGCCTGGACGGAGCCAGAACTGGGAAACTTCAGTCACTTGACACATGAGGAACTGGTAGCTGCGCATAGCAGAACTAAGAGCCTGCTGCCAGATTGGAAATCAACTTCCAAACCGTGGAAATCTCCTTACGATCATGCTTGCAGCGATAGCAAGCTTGGTGACTTCCTTCGGAGTTACAGCAAGATCGTGGGCAATGCTGGTGGCATCAATCAGTATGCAACCATCTTCATCTACGACAATGGAACTGTTGTCTGGAACTCAGATCATCAGTGGGTGACTGTGATGGCAGTGGAGAAGGAAGACTTCCATGACTACCAAGATCGCATCAATGCAGCCATGGGACTGGATGGTGAGCAAGCATGAAGAAAGCAAAGCCAGAACTGACTGCACAGCAGCGATATACAGCTATGCTGTACGACAGACAACAGTTTGTCAGGAACGTAATCAAGCTGATCGAGGCGGAAGCTGTGGAATCAGAAACTCCAATCAATCTCAGTCCTCCTGAGGAAAGCTACTGCTGGTCCATGCAACGAGCAGGATATACAGCAGCTTGGGTAGCAGCGAAGATCATCTTCACAAGAGATGCTACTGGTGATCCTATCCACCGGCGCAGCAAATCTGACAGTTCCAACGGTTCAACCAAGCCAACTAAGTAAAGGAAAATCATCATGATTCTCGATGCTCTCATTGCACTTCTCATTGACGTCATTCGTAAAGGCTAACTGCTATGACAACTCCTACAACTCCTGCAATCCCAATCCAACGTACTACTGACATTCTTGCCAAGGTGCAAGTTGAACATGCACAACTGCGAACGAAGTTTGAAGATCTTGGCGCATTTCTTTCTGCTGGTCAACCAGATCATATCAGTCACAATGAGTGGTTCAGACTTAATGTGCAATATGGTGCAATGCAGGTGTATCTGGACATCCTAGATGAAAGACTGCGGAGAGCATTCCTCTAACTAGCTGCGACCTTTCTATTAGTATCTAGTCAACCTGGGTACTAATGGGCAATGTTGCCAACCAACCAACTCTCACTGACGCTTATCCATCGCGCAAACTGAAAGACTAACTCGCAATGAATCACAACTCTAACTCTACCAACTCACTCAAAGCTGAACTGATCCAACTTGACCGTGGAATCACAACTACTGATTGGTCAGTTCTGGAACCTGCTACTGGTCCAGCTCACGCTACTATCGACATGGCCCGCTGCAAGAAGAACAGACTGGAATTCTGGCAAGAAGTCGGCAACGTTGTTCTCTGGCTGCTCAGTGTCACAATGATGCTAGGACTCTTCACTGCTGGTAGTTGGTTGCCGGCTGTGATGATAGCCGTTGGCTTCAGCAAGTAGCAGCCAGCGACAGCTGTTAACAACAAACTAGGAACTTAGCAGCAATGCCAAAGCTTCTTACTGACAGGAACATTGAAGCTATCTGGTCTGAACTGGAAACAGACTTTCCTTGCTTCATCCCTGAACAGCAGATCTTGAATCAGGTTGATTACTGGGACTACAAAGCTGATGCTAGACTTCACATGGCATTGGCACAAACGAATGACAACTACTGGGCAACGAAAGCAACTTTCCTGTTGCTAGTCCTCGCAGCTGAAGGAGAACTGGAATGAGTGACGACGGTAGCAGTGACAAGCGCAGCCATGGTCGCAACAGAGAAATAGGTCAGACACTGGCAGAAGCTTACAAGCTTGCTCTCCGCAACAGACCAGCTCGTGCTTATGCAACTAATGTTGCTTACGACAGCAAGACTCGCCTTTGGAATGCTTGGTACGTAGACCAGCAACTGAAGCAAGTAGGATTCACTGGCCGTGGAATTGATCCTGTCAGTGCAGTTCGCAGTCTGATAGAAGTAGGTAACCCAACACCAGAAGGACGGTTCACGATATGAGCAAACTACTTGATCTCATCAAAACAGCAATGAGCAACGGCATCAAGACTCCGAAGCTGCGACTGGGAAACTACAAGTTCTCCAAAGCTGCTAGCAAGGACGTCATCTGGGTAACAGATCAACAGCCGTTTGGCAGTAACACCTACTTTGGGAATATTGCTCTTGATAGCGGTGTTTTCTATCCATCGCCCAACACCAGCAAGGAACTCG